AATACACAATATTTATAGTCAATCCCCTTGATTCTAACCTCGTATTTAGGCTCTTTCTCGACCTCGTAGCCGAACTGGTGCATGTTTGCGAGGGTAGTGATGGCTTTGTTCCTGCCAGTATGGTACATCCAGTATTTGAACTCGTCCCATTTCGTATCAGCCCAGCTTGTAAGATATGCCCAAATATCATCATTTAAGTCATTCTTATGTTCCTCATACCAATCCGCCACACATTGCGACACCACTGGTTTAGGGAAGAACGAATCGTAAAGGTCTTCTGCGTAAGATACGGATCCACCAGATATCCTTGATATTGTCCGTACCGCTTCTTCTCGGCTTATTGCTTCATTTCTATCCATCACATTCCACCATTTCTACCTTATATTTCTTAGCATTGCGATATTTCAATTTCAATCTGTGCATTTCATTAATAGCATCATTTTTATTACTGAAGACATGCTCACTGTCTTCCATATCGTCGTAATAGACGATTACTTTATATTTCATCTTCTGCTTCCTCTACTTCCAAAACGAATTTAAATTTTTTTGGGACTCCACTGACACCACCATAACGGAAGGACATCTCCTTAATCACTTTGTGATTATCGTCCGTCCATAGATTACCATCAGTCAGCCCATCAATAAGAGCTTTAACTGTAGGATATAGATTTGGTGGGTCAAGTCGTCTATTTGTAGCCCCATAGACCGTCACAATCACCTTACAAGGCCTATTAGGACTAAACACTGGCTTCACATTCAACCCAACTTCAGCTCTTGCTATTAAGCGTAGGTTCTTCACCATCTTAGCTTCTGGTCTGAAATGGAATCTGTCGTTACTGTTGATTACAAGGTTTTGGGCTGGTTTAGATGGATGTCTTTCAAGTAAAAACTCAAATTTCATAGCACAACCAACCTTCTACCATGTTCATTGCTTGTGCGTCTTAAGTACGTCGGAGTTCGGTAGTAGTAGAGTGTAGTTGTTTTAACGTTAAACCTCTCTGCTAGTTCTCGAATCGTACCCATGCCAAGCAATTTCTCGCCTTTATACAAGGCATATTCTTTCGCTTCTCGCATATTTGTGACTAATTAAAACCAACCCCTTTTTTGAAAATTGTGAGTGTGTGTGCTAAATACGAGGGGTTGGGTATCATCGCCCAGCTTGTTAGACTGTAGACGAGTTCCCTTTCTTGCCTGGTCGCTGCGTTATCCAAGCACGCTGCCAGACTTTCAACGTGCAAGGTAATTGTTGATCTTTACATTAACTCAAATGTGTTTTCAGATCTTCTTCGGTCATACTAGCTATGTTTTGATAGCCGCTGACGGTGTAGTTTTGTTTGTATTCCCATCCGTTTTCGCTAAGTAGGCGTTTGAATCTGTCTTTGTCGTCTGAATCTTCAAAGTAGACTTCAAGCGTCATTTTTTGTCGATAGCGTTTTGTTTCTGGGGTGTTAGCTTCTTCAGTTGTTGGCGTGTTTTTGATAATTTCGCCCGTTTCTGAATCGACAACTAATGCCGTTGGTTTCGTTTCTGCTATCTTTTCTTTTTGTTTTTGCAATTCAGCTTGTCGTAGCGCTTCTTGTTCTTGTCTTTGGCGTTCAGCTTCTTGTTTTTGTAATTCAAGAGCATGGTCTGAGCGAATCTGCTCTAACACCTCTGCTAATGTCAGATTTTGAAGCATGCGGATATATGGTTGGTCGGTCATTCCGTATTCTGAACAAAGTCCAGATATGGAATGAGTGGCTTTTTTGAATTCCTCTTGTTTTTGATGTTCAAAAGTAACCATATCATCCAACGCCTTCATAGTCGCTTTCTTTAGAGTTACACCATCTGCCATGAAATCGCCAACTTTGATGTATTCCGTTGCTTTTTCATCAAAAATACGAGGGTCAATCATGTACTCACTAGCTTTGTTGGCCAGATAGCTTTTAACCGTGTCCAGTCTCAGTGCTTTTTGATGATTTTCGAACTCTTTCACATCATTTGCGATTTGGTTGATGATGTTTTTAAGAGGCTTCTCTGTTTCCTTGATGTATTTTTCGAAATCCGTCGCTGGTTTTGATAACTCATTCTTGATTTTGATGCGTTCGTCTGAAATCTGCTTGATTAGCTTTCGTAATTCGGCCAAGACTTTTTTGTCGTCTTTGATAGTGCCAGCGGTGACTGTGTAATTTTGATACTTTGCAACTACATCAGCAATACCTTTTTCAAAAACCTCTTGCCCTACAATCTCAACTTTGGCTTGTTCAATATTAACTTGTAATTCTTGCATTGTTCACACCTCGTTAATAGTCGAGAAGCTCGCCTTGAACCAGCTCATTTTGTGAGTTGATAACTGGTTGAGAGCTGTCTTCACTTGTTTGTTGGAATTGCGATTGTTCTTGTTTCATTTGTTCGATTTGAGCCATTTTGCGAGCTCTAACATCCTCTTGTGTCTCTTGTGGTGTTACATCTTTGATCCTGTCGAATGTTTCACCACCATCATCCTCGGTGTACATACTTCCTAAATCCTCTGGAAAAGCTTCACGTAAGGCATTGACAAGAGCGGTTTTTCTAATCATGGTGGCTGGCATAGCGTTCCAAGTACTTTGTTTTTTGTCGTATTCTTCACGGCTAACAAAAACCTCTACAGGAACCTTGAAATTCTTGCGGTAAACTCTTGCCCAACCACCGACAAGATTGTCGTTAGGTAGCAATAGTGCCCCTTTTCGCTCAACCATATCGCCAGAATTGTCAACAACTACTACTCCAGCTTCAAATCCTTCGTAGTTTGGGTTCTGTGCTGCACGCTTCAGGAATGCTTCTTTCGAGACAATTAAGCTAAATTCAGCCCCGCCGTTTTTCTTTTTGTAAGCCACGATGTAGACTTCGTTCAACAACGGGTTGAGGTTTCGCCCTTTAATCAGTGATAAAGCTTGCCCGATTTGTTTTTCTGTCAACAAATCTTGTGGGTCATAGTAGCGTTTAATATCTTGAAACGTCCAGGCGCTTGTATCTGTTGAAATATCTCTTTTATTTTGCGTTTGCAGTTGATTGCTCATGTTTTTTCTCCTTGTACACCCTCTAATTCTCAATTTAAGGGGTCTATTATCGTTTTTAGGCGGTAGTTTCTGATTTTTGGTATTCTTCGTAAAAATCGAAACCTTGCTCTCTAAGTCTGCTGAGTTTCCGTGCCATAATTTTACTCAAAAGATCAACAACATCCTTTTTATCTTCAGCATCCAGTCTGACCGATGACGAGATGTCTATCCCGTTAATACTTTCGTAAACTTTGACCTCGATATAGTTCTTCCCTTCGGCTGAACTTAGCACTCTTACAATATCACTTAAGACCCTTGACTCGTCCCAGACTTCTTCAAATTCTTTGAATGTTATCATTATTCGCTCCCTCAAATACCATTATCGATTGGTGGCCAAATGCCATATATTCGTTTAATTTCTCGATGAATGAATATAGGTCTAGTTCATCCATCATTTTTTGTTTATGTTCCTCTGAAAACACAAGTCCATGAATACGCTCGTAGTCTTCAAAGAGTTTTAGCTTTACTTCCGTTTCTGTCAAAGCATCATCCTCTTGTCTTGTTGCGTTTTGAATTGATAAACATGTTCGTTCGTCGTTCCAAGTCCTGTCTTCTTGAAAACTCGAGAATAGACACGCTTTCCATAAGTGCCCATGATGTCTTTTGGGCTCAGATTGGTTGTAACGATCGTTTTGGTACGCTTGTTCAGAATACTGTATAGAATACCGTTAGACCACTCTGTCACTTTTTCAGTCCCTAAATCATCTAGCACTAGCCATTCGGCTTCAGAAATCCGCCTGATGTACTCAGCCTCAAGGCTAAAATCTTCCTTGATCTTAGCTAGCAAGTCAACAACATTGATAAATAGCCCCATCTTCTTTGTGTAGTCAGACAAACCTTTAAGCGCTGAGTAAGATAAGTGACTCTTACCGACTCCAGTATCACCAATTAAAACGACATTGTACTCTTGCCCGTCTAGGTAGCCTTTGAGCTGGTTCTTGACATTCTTCAAGTCCTCTTTCTGCTCTCTAGTCAATGCTTGGTAATTGTCGAAAGTAGCGTTTCTCAAATCGTCATCCATCAAACTGAAATCTTTGAGAAAGTATAAGCGTTTCTGTTCTTGTTCTCGCTCATATTGTTCTTGTGCCTTGATTTTATTCAGTCTTGCTTGCTCTTCACGGTGACACTGTTCACAAACTGTATAAGGTTTGCTATTGGGAAACTGAATTGTAACGTAATTCCTTTGGTGCTTGTCACAGTATTTGTCGCTAGTCGTCATATACCGCTTCCGCATTTGTCTAGCTGTATTCTCTAAACTCATAGGCGTTACCTCTAATACTTACCGCAAGCAGGGCCAAATTTGGCTTTACCGTTGCTTTGCGGTCTAGTCAAGAATGGTTTGTGTCTATCAACCGCATTCTTGCTATTTTCGAATTGTCTTTGGTCTTCTTTCTGTTGGGCTACTGTTCTAATCCCATTCTGTGCCCAATTTTTCAAAATGGATTCAACATATCTAAATGAACGCTTAGAATTGTCGGCAGCTTTGTCAATAGCTATCTTAATTAACTCCGTTTCCATTCCATCGATGTTTTGATAGTCTTTAAACTGTTGGAATTGAAAACCATCTAGCAAACCAATTCTTTCTTGATAATATTCATAGATATTAAAATCAGCAGTGGCAGAATTTTGCTTTTCATGGCTCTCTATACTATATAAAGTGTTACCACTATCTGCTGCTGACGGCATCTCAGTATGGTTTATATTAGTATGGTTTAACTCAGTATGGTTAGAGTCATTCTCAGTTACTTCTAGAGGTAAGCGAGAATTACCTCCGGAAGTAACTCTCGTTGACTTCCGAGTGTTTTTTTTACTTCCGGAAGTCAATTCTGTGTACCTCCTTGAAACATCAATCTTTAGAGGGTATATCCTATTAGGCTTATTCAACCCCTGGTTGACCTCTAACAGCAAACCAAAATCATGAAGCTCTTTTTTCAGTTTTATAATATACGGTTTACTTTTTTCTAGGAATTCCATAGCACTCTCGACTGTGAAATAGCAATACACCTCGCCATTTTCGTCTGTCCAGTCACCTCGATTTTTAACAGATAGATTAACTCTATCCAACATCAAGGCGTATAAGGTTTTGGCATCATTTGATAAACCTTTGTATGCTGGGTTGCGATACAAGGCGTATGGTGTCATGAAAAAATTTTGTCTAACAAGTTCTTCTTCTTTGATTTTGTTGTGTTTTCTCACCCTTTCACCTCCCTTTGTTTTAATGTCTCGAACAGTCCACTATTAGTTGGCTGTTGGACTCGTTACGTGTTATAATCAAGTAAATCGTTTTGATGAACGTTGCACCTTTGGATTGTTTCCAGGGGTGCTTTTTTTAATGCCTACCCTCCCACCACTTCATGTTCTGTTAGTCCGCCAATAATTCTAGGAGTGCTTTAATACCATCCTTCATGGATTCTTCACGCTCCGTGCGTTCAAAGCCCGAACCGTCAAGTTTAGTAACGTTATACTCGGCTTCTACGATAAGCACTTCGCAGTCAAACGCTTCAGCAAGTTTGTCGATTTCAGTTTTTTGTTCCTCATATGGTTCAACTGGCAAGTATAGTGCGTCTCTCAAACGGTCAGTAAATGTCGCTGCGAAAACTAGGTTTCCTCTATCTTTGTAACTTTTAAGGAACCCATCTTTTTCAGCGCTGTAAAATATGACTTGTTTATTGTTTTCTTTCATGATTATTCTCCTTCACCTTCGTTATATTTCTTAAAGCTCAATGTCAAACCTGCGATACCAACAGCGATAACTGCTAGACCAAGAGTGCTAGCAATTCCTTCTTTTTCACCAGCGTTTGGAAGAGTGCCACCGTAAACCGTCGTATTTGCCACTTCTTTTGGCTCAGAATCGAGCTTATAAGATACTGTGGCGGATTCCGCCTCTTTCGCTTTCGGAGCGTCTACGGGTTTGCTAGGTACTTTTTTCGGTGTCACTGGTTTCTCTGGTGTCGGTTTAGTTGGTTCCTCTGGGATTTTCAATTCTGGCAAGTCAAGGACAGGGGCATCGTTTGGCACTACGCCACCTTCAAATGGTGGGAGCTCACGTTCTTCTGGAATACCAGGGATACCACCTTGGAACTCTGGCTTATCATGTACTGGGGCTTCATTAGGAACTGTTCCGATTGGCTCAGTGTACTCTGGCAATTCTCGTACCTCTGGAATTCCAGGGATGCCACCCTCAAATTCTGGGATGTCAACTTTAGGTGCGTCGTGTGGAATTTTAAAGGTTGGTTCTGGTTTGTTTTCACCGCTTGCGTCACCACGACCACCAACCAATTGAACCTTAGATGTTGAGATAGCCCCAGCATCTACCGCTACCAGCGTAGCCTTGTTAGTCGGATTAGTTGAGTCTTTAACCGCTGATTTCAAGCGTGTTTGGTAATCGATGTACATGATGCGGTTAAACTCTTTGAATTTCGCATCAAAGCCGTCTGCTCTAACATTCCAGCTTTCAAGGTAATCCTTAGCTGAATAATCAATGCCAGTCCACTTAACAGGATTCTCAACGAAGTAGATATTTTGTGAGCCGTCAACGAACTCTTGATTATCTGACCAAGTATCAGACAATAATGCATTGTTAAGCACTTGGCGGGCAGTGTTAAGACGCAAGGTCCAATTGATGATTTGTGGGTTATCTTTATTTTGGCTACCCCATTTTGAAAGAAGCTCGTCTGTTGGAAGCGGTCCTTCTTCACCAATGGTGAATGTCTTAACAGTACCGTCGAAATTCACTGTTACTGGTTTACCCGGTTCAACGACATCAAGCCATTTCGCATCGAATTTTAAATACATCTTTTTATTCAAAGGGTGCTCAGTGAAATAATTGTTAAATGTCGTTGTGATCACTCGTGTCTGAGCGTCAGCGTTGGCTTTACCAACGACATTCTCGTTGTTGTAAACGTCGAAATCAAAGCTAGTCTGCAAACCAATTTCTTTAGGTAGTTCAGTTACAACTTTGTCACCTTCATTGATCGCCATATCGTCTGGGAAGTTGATATCTTTGTATTCCACTTCAAACGGGTTATATTTACCAGTGCCATTAGGAAAGTCCACTTGCACGTTAGGGTTTTCGACGGTGATAGTGTCACCCTCTTTAGTCACGCTTGTAGGTGCTGCCGGTGTTTCTGCTACTGGTTGAGCTACCTCTGTAGTTGTTGCTGGTGCTGGTGTAGCTACTTCTGTAGTTGCTACCGGCGTTTCTGTCGGTACCACTGTTTCAGACGGTGTCACAGTAACATTGCCGGCATTGTCAGCCGTGTACACATTAGACACCGCTGGTTGAGCGTCAACTACTGGCTGTGTTATTTCATCCGCTGATACTTGACCAGCTCCAATCAATAGAGCTGTAGCAAGTGCGAGCGTGCCACAAAGACCGAAAGCTTTAGTTTTAACGTAAGATGGTTTTGCAATTGTTTGTGAAATCATGGTATAATCTCCTTAGATGTTATTTCTTGCATGGGCCCTAACCCATGCTTTTTTAGTGCCTTCAACGTGCACCCATGACCCACCGTGTCGTATTTCAATGTTTTATTAGACTTATGAATGGGAAAATTAGGAAAAAAGTAATTTAGTAAAGATTTTTTGGGGGAAAGGTATAAGTTACACTCCACGGCAGGCCGTGGCTGCACGCTGAAAGATTGATGATCTATTTACTGTTAAGATACTTAGCGGCTAGATACCGCTCACGTCTCTGACGTGCTTCATATTTCTGGTCGTTGATTTCTCGTGGTGTCCATACTGGCTCGAAGAAGCACTCTTGTTGTGGTTGTTTTTTAGACCAAATCCAGCTAAATAGTTTTGATGGTTTCATTTGTTTATTTCCTTTCGTGATACAATTGAGTTATCCCAAATGAAGGGAGGTGGAATTATGAGCGAACAATTCGATGCATTTAAACAAGCAGCTGACAAGGCACTAACCGAATTTGCGGGCGGTTCTGATGCTATCGTCAAACTTGTTGATGAATTACTCAAAGCCCAAGCAGTTGATCTTGAAACTTCATTCAAGCTTCAAGAAGTTGATAAGCTTAATGCAAAGATTTCTAAACTCGAGAGCCGAGTTGCTGAATTGAATGATCAACTTTCTCGGCACGATAAGTAGCTTCATTCAACTGTTTTAAAGCAAATATGCGCCCTTGTTCAGCACTGGCATAGAATGCTTTTCTAGCTTTAATCCATTCCTCTAGCAAGTCGCTAGGGGTTTTTGTTATTTGCCGTGAATACGGCCATCTTGTTGGCCTCATGTTGTATTGTATTTCCTTTCTTCTTTCCCTAACCGCACTAGAGAGCTAGTGAGGTTTTTTAATTCATATATAATTTAAGGAGACTTATGAATATCAAATCGTTGTAGTTTCAGGTAGGTGTTGCTTATATCTCCTCGCTAGCTCACTGCTACGGCTAGGGATGTATTGCTATTT